CTTTACAAGATGCCTCTCTGACGAAGCGTCTTGGTTGTTATCAATTCACCATAACCAGCTCCTCTCAGGTAGTTGTTGATACCGAGGAAGATGTCCTGGCCAGTTACAAACGGTCTTGCGTATCCGCCTTCTGAGTTGCCATCACCATCTTGCAGTTGACTGGCCAGATTGCCTTGTTGTGCCCTGTTGAGGATCACTTCACCGGCATTGGCCAAGACGGGTGTAACATCACCGGAGTAGTGGGTTCCTGGTACGGTATATCCGGAAGCAGCACGCGGTACGATACCTCCATGAGCAGCCATCATGATCATGGCTCCTACCTTGACAACATCCATAGCCATGTCTGCTCCCTCGGTGGCAGCTGCCGCGGTAGTAGCGGCAGTGTTTGAGAACAGTGCTGTGGTGTTGGCTATGAGAGCCTGGGTGAGAGTTATGCCGGTAGAGACGAGAGAGCTGGCAGTTGAACCGGTGATGATCTCAGCGACTGTCTTGACGCCTTCAATGACGCTCATGGCTCCCTGTGCTGTCTGAATAAACTCCCTGGTCCCGTCTGAAACTTTCACTCCCATTTGGTCGAGACCATTGGTCACCTGAGCCAAACTATTCACCAGGTTCTTGCTGGTATCGAGCAGCTCTGACTCATTTGACTCTTTTTTCTTGCCGGATGATGAGACGGCTCCGGAATTAACGTCTATAGTGAGGGCGTCAAGGCCGAGTTCTTTGCGCTTCTGGTTGATGACGTCGGCGATGGCTTGCCAGTCAGCGTTCTCGACGCCTTCGGGACTCATTATGCGGTCCCAGAAGTCTTGGCCAACCTCATCGGCTATGTCAAAGAGAGCGGTACCAAGGCCTACACTCAGAGCCTCCTTGACGAGGTTCTGAAGCATGGTGGCATCGGCCAGTTTGCTGGTGAGCTCATTGTAGAGGTCGGAGCCCAGATCAGCCTGGTCGATCTGCTGCTTGATCTGATTGATGTAGGCGTTCATTCCGGCATTAGTGGTGATGCTGAGACCACGCTGGAAGTCACGCTGGAGATCAGGCTGGAGGTGGAACTGCACAGTGGTGTTCTCTATGTTGCCGGTCAGGGCACGGAGCTGGTTGTAGGCTTCGGCAGTGTTGACCGTGACGGTCATGGCCTTCTCATCGATGATGATGTCCTGCACCTGGCGGACTTCGTCGAGCAGCTCAGAGTCATTGAGGGTGAAGATAGCCTGAAGACCTTCCTGCCACTTACCCTTGAAGGCGTCTATCTGGTGCTGGGTCTGCTGGATCTGCTCCTGGTACTGCGCCCACTGACGGGGATTGAGGGCTTGTGACTGTGCAGTCTGGAGGTCCTTGAGTTGCTGAGTGAGCTGGGGCAGCGAGCCCAAGGGGAAGATCTGAGTGGTGTCAGTGTTACCTCCGCCCATCATCTTTCCAATCTTGCCTTGTGCGGCAAGGGCATTATTTTCGGCTTCAGTCCATTTGTTCTCATAGTAGCTGACTTCATCGTCATACTGCTGCTTGAGTTTTTCATTGAGGATTTTGGCTTGGTCTGCACGATACTGATTGATTTTATCAACACCCGCCTGGTTGAGAGTGTACATTGTCTTCATGGTATTCATGAAGTGCATTGTCTCCATGTTATAATCCTCTCTGGTAAGTCCGGCGGCAGTCCATTCGTCAGGAATGATTGTCCAGTTCTTCTTGGCGTTGACCTCCTCACGAATGTAGTCATCACCTGTCTCGACGCCTCTGACTCGGTTTTCCCACTCAGTGGCACGTTTTTGAATAGACTGCTTGTAGAGGTCAGAATATGCTTCGGCGGTTGCTACGGCTCGGAGTGCCGCGATGACGTCGGGAGCCATGTCAACCAAGGCTTTCTGGGCATCGGCCACTGTTGTTATGTTGAGGCCGAGGTCTTTAAATGATTGTGACTGTTTGTCGATGAAGTCAGTTTTCTCAGCAACCGTCGTGAGGCGGTTCCACTCATGCTGGAGAGCACGATACTTGGCCTCTGCCTCACCCACATGGGTGCCGATAGCAGATGACATCTGCTCTTGTTTCTTACGTAAGCGATCTGCCTCCTCCGCGCGAACCTTATCGGCCTCGGCTGCCTTCTGTGAATGGCGTGTGTATGAGACTATCGCTATGATTGCGGCGGCGGCGGCTGATGCGATAAGTACGTATGGGTTGGCCTTGGCGACTGCGTTAAACGCCTCACCCGCTACGGTGGCGGCTGCTGTGTTCTTGGCCAGCAGTGCCTTGGCAATGGCGTTGGCCTGAGTTTTGATGGCATCCACTCCTTGAACAACGGCACTTTCTTTCTGGAGTAGGTTCTGAGCCTGAAGAAGACCGATTGATACTGACATTGCAGACTGGAGCTTTGTCTGGAGCTCAATGTTGTCGCTCATATCAACTCCCATCAACTTGGCTGCGCCTTGTACCACTTGGAATCCTGCGGCCATCAGACGTGCACTGCTTGTCAGGGTGTCGAATGTCTTGGTATCAGATGCAGCATACTTGATGGTTGTGTTGACGTCATCAATGGCGTCACGTGCATCTCCGGCACGTTTGGTCAGTTCCTGGATGGATTGTGCCAAAGCTCGGCCAAACGGACTGCGTTTCTCCTCCTCGGTGAGCTCACGATACATGATAGTCAGATCACCGACTGTGCGTGTCATCTCACGAAGAGACTGCTGGCCGCCCTTGGCCACTGTTGGCATCTGCCCCAGGGCGCGTACATAATCCAGCACATCATCAGTGGCTTTATTCAATTCCTTGCCGCTATTGCGACAGTCAGAGATGAAATGATTCAAGCCCTGCGATGCACGCTTGAGCTTGGCTTCGTATTCTTGTGACTCTACTTTGAGTCTGAGGATGGAATCTGCCATATATCGTTAGTTGTTTAATGCTTTGTTAATCTCCTCATCAATGAGTGTTGCAAGCTCATTGATTGATTCTACCATCTGCGGTTCAGTCTTATCCTTGAACCAGTTGGTCGCGGTTATCTTGCCACGCCAACCGGCGGCACCGTGAGGTGTAACTGGTCTATTAAGAATGAATCTTATCTTGTCAGCTTCGGTCTTACCATTACGGCCTCCAATGTAACGTTCATCAGTACCACTGTTCACAAAACGCAGGATGAAGCCACGGTCTTCTGCGGGGTATGATTGTAGTTGGATGGTGCGGTCTGAGGGTTGTACACGGTTGCCGCCACGTTGTCCAGGACGTAACGTCCTCTCGGAGAAGTAGCTGATGGTGCCATGACTCTTGCGGCTCTGGTAGATATTGATGTTGGCACCAAGAATCTGCTTGTACACCGAGGTCCTGATGGCGCGTCTTGTGCCACGCGGATCGCCATTCTTGAAGGCGTCACCGGAATCCCTGATTACTTTTGAACGCACGTCAAGAATGACCTCACGGATGTCCTTACGGACGCGCCGTTCCATAGCAGGGTTGGATATTAGAGCTGAATCCAGCCTATCCAACCACTGCTTAAATAATGGCTCATTGGTTTCGACGTCAAACATAGTCAGGGGGCGATTATTCCTTGTAAATCGGTCACTTAGTGTCTTGTGGTTTACCCTCTTGGGCCTCACGAGCCAGACGCTCATTCTCTTCCTGGATGATGCGTTGCGCCTCGGCGATTTCGTCATCACTCGGTATATTGCCGTGTGGCAATGAGCTGCTTTTCTCCCAAGGGAATTGGAGCAAATCAGTGGGTCGGTGAATACCGGCTTCCTTGAGGTTGGCCATGGAACAACTCATGATGTTAAAGGCCGCCCAGCGGACTGCGCTCCACATCTCACGATTGCGGTGGCTATAACCACGGGCTATAAGCAGGATTTCCCAGTAAGGCAGTTCGTAGAGATACTTATCTCGGTCGATGCCTATCTCACCCACGAGGAACTGGTAACGCTCGTGGGCGGTTATCAGTTTTTTTGGTTATCCTTATCCTCGTCCTGGTTCTCGTCAGTCTGATTCTCATCAGGCTTAATGATAGATGGTATGTCGTACCATTCGTTGCGTAGTTCAGTGACAGTTTTGATGAGCAGTATCACGTCCTTGGAGGATGCGTTATACATTATCTCTTCGGAAGTGATGGGTGTCTCTTTTTTTTCGCATGAGTAGGCAGCGAGAATGGCTGCCAAGGCAAGTTTGATGTAATCCTCGGTCTCGGCCTTAGTTTCAATGCTGATGATGTTACCCTTGGCATCTTTGGTGATGTCCGGCATGAAGATAGTAGCCGGTTTGCCTGAGATGGTTTCATAACCGGTCTCAGTGGCGGCGCAGTAACGCATCTTGACGTCCTTGCCGCAAATGTTGATTGTTCTTTCTGCGATCATAGTTCATAGTTTTTGGTAAAAGAAGCCCCAGACCGTTGGGTTCGGGGCTTCGGATTGGTTGGGTTGTCCTTACACTGCGCTCAGCGGACCATCGCCCTGGAACTGGCAGGTCAGTTTGGCTGCTGTCCTGTTTTGAGCCACCAGGTTGTAGTCAGTCAGATAAGCGTAGCCAGTGCGCTTGATGGCTGCGTTCTGACCAACACGGTTGTTGGTGCCGGCGGTCTGATCGAAGGTGAGAAGCACCTTGGTCTGAGAGATGATGAGTGACAGCAGATCGGTAGGCAGTTCGCCATTGGAGCCGTTGTCAACCAGCGTAATCAGAGAATCGGTCTGAACATCCCATGAAAGACCGACAACCTCCTGAGTCTGCCAGTTACCGGCATCATCTTTACTCGAACTGTCTTCCATCTGGGCTGATAAGTGCAACTGGCAACTTGTCGCCATTGCTATGCACTTAGACGGGTTACCCACCATTATACGAAGATTTTGACCTTTGATTATTGACATAGCGGTATGTTACGGTTTTGTGTCACAGCGATAGGTCAGAGTCTGGGTGAAGCACGGCTTAGTTGGGTCATAGACTACGTTGCTGGCACTGAAGTCATAATCTTCAGGGATCAAATCGTAATCATCCTTCTCATGGTCGTCGCTTTCAAAGTAACTGATAATGGTCCTGCGTATCTCAGTTGTGAGGTCGCCAAGTTCCTCGCGGTCGTTGGCCGTCACTTCAATGCTGATCTGCACCTTGTCGTTGTCACCCTCGAATGAGCTGTCTTTGGTGCTTTCGTCATTCATCAGACCATCAAAGGTGATGATGATGTAAGGCACCGGCTCATTGTCGAGCTGGTCATCCGGCACGGGTATGCTGGTGTTCTCGATTCGGGAACCGACCTTCAGCACCAGTGACTGGTTGCTCATCAGAGCATTAAAAAAGACCTTATCGGTTATGAGACTACTCATCTGTCGTCTGCAAGCGGTTAATACTTTGATTCGTTTGCCGCTCCCCATCTGGGAGCACCGGCGGTCAGGCTGTTGCCTCTGACTCCTCGCCGGTGCCTGGAACTATGATCCCAGATGTGAGTAGCAGTGAGAGGGTCAGAGAGTTGTGGGAGCAGCCTCAACGACCTTGAGCAGCTTGAATGCCTGGGGCTTGCCGCTGGTGTTGCCGTTGACCTTGCTTGACAACTCGGTCAGTGAGAACTCTGTGTTCAGGGTGAGCACAGTGGTGTTGCGCTTTGCAACCTCGGCACTGGTGGCGTCAACAGTGAAGCGAACCTCACCATGCTGCTCCAGTGAAAGGTAGCCGTAATGACCGATGCCGATGTAACGGTCTGAATCCTGAACGGGCTTTCCTTCGCTGTCCAGAGTAGTGTTGTTGTACTTGGACACGGTGTAAGGATAACCTACGCACTTGCCGTCCATAATGACGGTGCGGTCGCCGTTCTGACCAGGGATG